TTCATTGAAGCTAACATATCGTCCATTGCAAGAGCAGTTGCTCTGTTAACAAATAACATATTTTCTTCAATTGCACCTTGACCATCAAACTCAGCTAGCATAGCATCAAATTCAGCTAAATCAGTAGCAGCGTTAACACCAGTAACACCAGTGGTTACATTACCTCTTGATGATACAGCTGCGAACAAACCTTCAGTACCAAACGCATTAGTAGTGCTACTTCCGTCGCCTAACATGTTGAAACCTGTAGTTGTATTACTTGCTGCAATAGTTTCAAGACCAGATTGAGAATAGTCACCTTTTACAGATTCAACCATTGCCATTTCTAAATGATCAGTGAAACGAGCTCTAGTATCTGCTTCAGATTTTAGATACCATAAGTAACCGTTTTGACCAACTTCTCCAGAAATTTCAACCCAACCAATTCTAGCTGTGTCGGAACCAGAAATTTCATACTTATCTTTTAGAATAATAGGTTTATTACTAAAAGATTTGAAAGTTGGTTCGTTAGCACCTTTTCTACCAGTAACTCCTTTACCGTATTCAGAACCGTAAACGAGTATAACGGTTTCGTCTCCTGTACTTCCTGTTGCTAAACCAGCATCAGCTAAAGTACCAGTACCAGCCGTTGCATCATAAAGAACAACATCAATAACTGCGTTATTAACTTCTGTAACTAAACATTGAGTTGTTGCACTAGCATCAGAAACCAATAACATATCATGGACTCTAATTCCGTGATTTGATGGTGAGAATGCTGGTGATGAACTAGCGTTGTTACCATCAATGTCTGATTCAATAGTAATAGTACCACCTGGAGGCGTATTAGCTGTATTTGCCGCTGTTTGAGCTGATACGTAACCTTTATATGATAAATGTAATCTACCTTGTTCTGACCAAATAACTTGATCGGAAGTCATAGATTCTTCTGCTCCAACTTGATTTAAAAAACCTGATACAGTTCTGTTTCCAAAAACTTCAGCTTCTCTTTCCATTAAGTCAGGCAGGTATTGTTGTGCCCAGTCGTTATTACCGGACGTAAAATCTAGGTAATTTGTTGCTAGTGTTTGCTTTTGTGGAGCTGCAACACTGTTCAACAAAGGACCTGCTGTAATTGCCATAATTTTTTAATTTTAAATTTAACGTTTGTTTTTAATTCTAAGTTTATAAGTTTCAGAATCATCACCTAAGACCTTAACCTTTACGCCACCCACTTCAAATTCACCGTGGGATTGTCTAGGTTCCATGTTTATGTTTTTAGATTGAGCGACACTAGTTTTTATAGCGTCGGACTTTCCTTGTTCATAAAAATGTTTAGCTATAGCGTCTGCGTTCATCGCTGTAAATAGAGACTTATGATAACCTTCAGCATCTTCCATTTGACGTTTTTCATTTAGAAACTTTCCAATGAAGTTGTCAATATCACTTTGGCTATTCTTCGTTTCTGATACATCGTTAACATTAAATCTATATTTTTTATCTCCTACGTTATATTCAAAACCTTTGAATTTATCGTTAAAAACTTTATCAGTTTTTTCTAGGAAATTAGATTTAGCCACTTTTTTAGCTTTTTCGCTTAATTTAGATTCCTGCTTATAATTGTTGAAAAACTCAATAGCTTCTTGTTGCTCTTTTGTAAGCTTCATTCCACTTTTAAGATCTTCGTAGTATTTGGACTTTAGGTCGTCCAAGTGACCTTTAGCGCTGGCAACTTGCTCTTTTAACGCTAATTTCTTTCTTCGTATTTCTTTTTCATCATCAACCTCGTCATCAAAAGAAAAATTATCTTCCATTAAAAAGTTAATTTCCTCTTGGTTTAGATGAGGTTTTGTTTGTTTGTAATACTCTTCTAATAATGTTAAATTATCTAATTCATCATAATCTTGATTGAGTTTTACATAATCGTTTAAATCACCACCAGTATCCTCCATAAACTCCATTAGTTTTTGGATATTCTCAGGTACCGGTTTTCCAGTAGCTTCAGCTTCAGCAATAACCTCTTCAACCTGCTCTTGTGTAGCTTCTACTTCTACTTCACCTTCGTCTGTAATTTCTTCTAAAACAGGTTGTTCAACATTTTCTTTTGTAGGTTGTTCAACATCCTCTTTTTTATCAGTCGTTTCTTCAATAACCTTTTCTTGAACATCCTCGGTTTCTGTGGTAGCAACGGGTTGTTCATCTTCTTCTGTTTTTTCTGGTTTACTTAAATCAACTTTGATAGGCTTATCATCTTGAGTAGGCTTTTTCATTGTTGGTTTTTCTTTTACCTTAATTTTTTCGACTTTATCGTCTACTTTTGGTTGTTCGGCAGTCTTTTCTACTACCTCTTCTTTTTTCTTTTTTGCCATAATATAATATTATAAAATTAATAAAAATTTATCTAGGTTCAAAATTTCCTAAACCGAAATTGCCGCTAAGTATATCATTACCTGAAGACTCAAAGTTTTTAGGTGGTTTCTCCTTATTTCTTTGATCGATTAATTCACTTTGTTGACTAGCTTGTATTCTCGTTCTCTCATCTTTACGATCTTCTTTTTCAGTCTCTTTTTGATTCGCAACATCAGTTTCCATTCCCTTTAACTGCATGTTATATTGGAATTCTAATGCCATTAACTCCTTTTTCATTGCCGCTTCATTAACTAGTTTTGCATTCTCTAGTTGTGCTTTCACTTGCTCTAATTGTGCTTCAGCTTGGGTTTTAGCTTGTTGTTTTTGAACTTCCATTTGAGCAGCGGCTTGTTGAGTTTGCATATTAGCTTCTGCTTGTGCTTGAATATTTTGTTGAGCAACCGCTTGATCTTTCTCAAATTTACGTTTCTTTCTTATCTTTAAAACTTGATTAGCTAATTTAATATTTTTTATTTCTCTAACGTCTATAGCATCCTCCAAATCTAAAGTTTGCTGTTGCAATGCCATTTGGATATTATTTTCGAGCATCATTTTCTCCTCTTCATCAGGAGCTAACTCTATAAACACACCAAAATCGTGTAAGTGTAATTGGCTTATTTCTTCTAACGTTGCAACGTTATGTACACCTATACCTCTTATAAAAGCGTCTTTCGTTGGAGCATACTCTAAAACATCTGATATTCTAAGTGATAAACACTCTGCGGTTTCAGCGGTTAAGAATAGTCCAGCTTGTAATATGTGTCTTGTAGCTGTGTTAGAATTTGCTGCAGCTAATTTTTGTACACCAACAAGTGCATATTTATCCGGAGTACTACCGTCTCTTGCTTCGTTAAGTCCAGTAACATCTCTAATCATCTGCATATAGTAGTTATAATTTGTGATTAAAGCTTGTATCTTATTACCCACACCAGCACCTCCGGATATTTCTTGAATGGGTACTTTACCAGGATTCATATCTCCCTCTTGTGTTAAAGACCGACCTATAATACTACCAGTTTGGAAAAACATATTCAATGCTTCCTGTGGGTTGTAATTTGTTCCGTTACCCAAATCAATTTCAGCTAAGCCATCCGCGTCAAGATAAACTCCATCTGGAACCATCCTAGACATTACTTGTTGAAGTTTTAAGTGTGTTAATTGAATCATGTCTGCAAACCCAGTAATTCTACCAACTAGCGATTCAATTTTACCCTCATACATTCTAGGTGCTACGATAGCATAGTTCATCCTAACTTTAGTATAATCACTCTTAGGACGCATCATGTTTTTTGCCATCTCCCATTTAAGTAATTTTTCTGTACCAAGAATCATAGCGCCATCATATAAACATTCTACCGATCTAGCCACTCTTTCGTAATCACCTTCCATAGTATTAGGTGGATTAAACGAATCATCTTTTTCAATTATTTTTTCAGAACCTGTACCGGTTGTTTTAACCTTGTACACTTCGTTCATGTAAGTTTTATAATTAAAGTATAGTATTTGCACAGAGTTATTGTCTGTGTTATCAGCCATACTTAAACCATATCTATTCTGTTTTGATCCCTGAACTTGTTGTATTTCTTCTAAGTCTTCTTGTTCTAAAAACGGGAACTGTTTAACTAATTCATTTATGTTTACAGTTTTAACTTCACCAACATAATATATGTCGTCAAAATATGGAGATTCTGTGTGAGAATAAATTAAATTTGCTGGATCAACATAATCTACAATAACCCCTTCTGATGTGTTAAAAGATGTTTTAACTGCTCCAATACCTATTGTTGCTAGATCATAATAAAATCTTTTTTCTATTAAATCATATTTACTACCAGCTAGAAGAACATTTATAGCTTGTTCTTCAGCTAACTCAACACCCTGTTTATAGTGAAGTTGCATATGTAATTTCAGTTCTTCCTCAGTTTCTGGTAATTGATCTGGATCGTTATTATATAAATTAATACCAAAAGCTTGCATAGCATAATCATTCAATTGCTTTGCTTGCATGTCTTGTAATATAGATTCCATATACCCAGTTCTCTTGCTAACACCGTATGGGTCTTGACAATAAACATTTATATCATATGCTCTTTGCGTCATACCATTAACAACTATATCTACAAATTTAGAGATAATTGGAACTGGTTTCCAATCTAAATTAAGATAGGACAAATCACCATTTATAGACAACTCATCCTTATATTTTTGAATAGATTGTTCTCCACGAGAATATAATCTTAAATTATGAAAATTATTTAAATTGAATAAGAATCTATTTTTATTAGAGTTGTTGTCGAACCACTCTTTTTCAATAGCTTTAGCAACTTGTAACCCATATTCATAACTTAATTTTTCTACATCACTTACTACTTGACTAGGAAAAGAATTTGCTGTAACTGACTTAGCCATATTTAATCTTTAATTATTTTAGACATATTACCCTTGTTTGAATATTTAGCAATATTGATATTTAGTTTTGGTTTTTCTGTTACTGGATTTGGTTTATATAAATGTCGATTGCAAGCCATAACTGCTAATCCGGAACTTATAGTCGCATCATACTTAGTTCTTTTTGTTATATCAAACCTAGTCCAATCATTTAACGTTCTATTGAAGTACATGTTACCGTACTCACTACCTTGTTTTAGACCTACATATTCTTGAATGTACATCTCTATTGCTGCAGCATGCGCTTGCTTTATATCTTCACTGGAGTTAGGTATTCCTCCAACTTCTTTTTCTGCTACAGATAAGTTATTCCACACCTTGTCTGGTCTATTCATACTAAACCCTCTATATCCTCTTCTTCTCAAATAATAAAGCAATCTGGGCTTGTTATTTTCTGCAAGCATCGGCATTCCATAAAATACTAATGCCATCAAAACATCTTCAAAAAATATGTCAGCTGTTGGTGGTCTAGCTACATATTCTAAAAAAAATGTGCTTGGTGGAGCGTCTTCCATCGAAAATTTAGTTAATCCATGTAATGCGCCTTTTGAACCTCTACCATCTACAGTACCCGATATATCATAACTATCACATCCAAATGCCCCCACGTGTTCGTTACCAGGATATCTAACACCGTTTTTTAATATAACGTTATTTTGTAATTTTACTGGTGGTACCCAACTTACTTTAAATCTACCTTTTAAATCTGGATAAAATATAACCTGTGTATCTTTAATTCCATTTGTCCATTGAAAATTTCCTGTGCTTATTAAAGTTGAATTATTAACACCTTCGTTATAATCTATTTGCTCGTATATTTTTACTAAGTTAAATATACTGTTTAAAGCCTCATCCCTGAAAGCATGCTCTTCTGTTTTTGGGAATTGACGATAAAACTCATTTAAAGCATCGTGGTCTTGTTTAAGTCCTTCTGCTTCATTTCCCCAATGTTCTATAATACCATAATCTATCAGTTCACCATCTGGTCCGAAAACATCGCCACTTGGGTTATCAAACACTGGATCTCCGTATTCATCAATAAATCCTTCGTAGTTCCATTCCATTGGGATAAACAAAGAATATAAACCAGATTTTGTTTGACCGTTTCTATTTCTTTGAGTGACATCGGACGCGTTGTATAGTTTTTTAAAATTGTTTCCACCTTTGTCTAATGCGTTTGAAGTTGAGCCCATCATACATTTACCAATAATCCTACTACCTAATCGTAAACATGTTTTTGTAACTCTCCAATTGTTTAATATATTATCGGGTCTCTCCCACTTACCACTTTCATC